TTTTAGTTTGTAATGCTGTCTTTCAACAATTCTAATAGACCTTAAAGCGCGTGCGTCGTCTGGGCTGTTGGGGTAATCGTTTCCAGAATAGTTTTCTTGGTCGGTGTCCCCGTAAGTTTCGTCTTCATACTCCATGGAGTCAGCTCCAAGAGTTGTACCGACTTCGGCAATCATTCTTAATTTATCAGCTTTGTCTTGCCCATATACTTCTTCTATCTCATCAAGACTCATCCACTTGGTTTCAAATATTTCGTTCCAAGTTTTAGGATCGTATTCTTTTGCGTCTGGATCAATAATAATATCTAAAGGGTCTTTAGTGGTTACTTGAACTTCACCATTTATGTGATCATCAAAATCTATTCTTACATCAAACCATCCACGATCTTGGATTAACCCATCTGCAAACACTTGGCTTTCTAACCATTCTAATTTGTTGTTGTCTCCAATCTGCATATACAGTCTAGAAAGTACGTCGGCTATTTCTTGGTTACCATTTCCTCTAGGTTTAAATTGAACGTCCGCTCTTCGCGTACTTTGTTCCCCTAGTACAGTGTTGACTGTAGGTAAAATTGTGTTGATTGTTAATGCAGGTCGGCCCTGGTCGTCGAGCGCGTTTATGTCAGCTTCGTCCCATTGTTCGCCGCGGTAAAATGCGTCGCATTGTTTTGCTATTTCTACGTAGTCAAGATGACCGTGGTCCCTGGCTCGGGTATAGGCTTCCCATTGTCTTTTAGCAAGAGTTTGTTCTTCACCTGCGCTAAGATTCTTTTTCTTTTTCTTGTAGTCTGCCATTAAGCGCTCATTGATGATTTACGTTTGCCATCTTTTACTAAGTGTTTTAACCCATCTTTCCATGACGGAATATGCTCAGGTCTTTCATAAAACGTAGCAAACTCTGTCATCATTAAACCAATCCACGCCAATGCATCTACCTGGTCATCGTGCGTACCATTTGGAAAACGTAATAGTTCTGCAACCATTGTCCCCGTCCAAACGGCATCTTCTGGAAAGTATACCATACCTTGTTGCATTCTACCCTGGATTGCTCGAGCACGTAACTCCTTATCGCGCCTACCAACTTTTAAGTCTTTAAAGTAAGCTTCGTTAAGGCCGCGTTCGCGTGTTCTTTTTTCTAAGAACGGACCCAGGGCCATCTCAATATGACCTCTTTCTATTCCCACTATACCCGGGCGCCATAGTTCGTACAAGTCTAAAATTTGTTCTACTAATTCAAACCCGTCGTATCTACCTCGAACAACATCAACAATGAATAAATTATCATATTCATCGACGCCGACAACAATACCAACTGAATAATCGTTCCTGTCACGCTGGCCGATCGCAAGATCCCACGCGCAGTAGTATTTAAGTTTTGAAGTATCAATCTCATCGAAGTTATAATAAGCGATCATGTCGCGGTTAAAATAGTCGCCTTCGTCAGATACAGGATTCTGTTGGTATAGAGCAGACCAATCGCGTGGGCCGATGGCTTTCCTTATCTGCTCGAGAGCTTCTACATTATATCTCTCTGGGTGCAAACTTTCACCTGTTTCTCTAAACTTTTCGTCTTCTTCTGCAATTGCTGGGTAGCGAATCACTTCCCACGCATCTGCGCCTTCATTTGCTTGCATCAATAAACGTCCAGCCAAGTCATCGTCGTGCCAACGCGTAAGAATCACAAGTATTCCTCCACCTGGGGACAACCTTGTATAAGCTGTGGATGTATACCAATCCCAGGTCGCATCTCGGTTGTTATCGGATTCTGCATCCTCTCTGTTTTTTACCGGATCATCGATAACCATAACGTGCGCACCCTTACCAGTAATACCACCACCAACACCAGCTGCGACATAACCGCCGCCTTCTGTTGTCTGCCATGATTCTACTGACTGAGAATCTTTATCTAGTCTAGATTTTTCGAACACATTTTTGTATACTGGTTCTCTTAGCAGTTGACGTACTTTTCTTGAGAAACTCATAGCTAACGACCCAGAATAAGAACAACTTATAAACTCGTGTTCAGGATGCCGGCCCAAGTGCCAAGCTGGAAATGCAATACTAGCAAGAGTAGATTTACCATGTCGAGGTGGCATGAAGAGCATCAATCTTGGTGACTCTTTATTCGCTACCTGTTCGCTGAACTTTTCTAGCCGTTGGCAAATATCCTTGTGTACCCAACCTGCTTGATAATCTGGATTGAAACGTTCAACAAATGGGAGCAACCTTTTACGTGCTAAAACTCTTTTCGCTAATTCTTGTCCTGCTTTTGCTTCAGCAGATAGTTGTTCTTTTTCTAGTTTCTGAGCAGCAAGCTTTTGGGGCTCGGGTATTGCTTCAACTTCGTCTGCCCGACAGTATACGCAAATCTCATCAATGAGCACTAAGTTCTCGGGATAGATCCCGCGACATCTTTTACACTCAGTCTTCGTTATTTCCATCTGGCTCCAAGTAGTTCGTATCGTTCCCAGCAAGTTTTAAAAGTTGTGCATCAGTTAATTTTTCTAACTGTTCTACTTTCTCTACATTTATATTAATCAGGGTTGCCTGTTCGGGAAGATGTAGACCGTGGAGCTTGCATAACGAATCAACGACATTCTTTTCTTCTGTAGAATTCGCCGCCTTCGAATGAGCTTCCAGGTACATGCCCGTTGCTGTGTTTTTATCGAACTTAACTTCCTCGCGCATTTCATTACGGAAGTAGGTCAAAGCTGTTTGCATTTTAGGAGTCTTAAATATTTGGTAAACGCGGTCCATATCCTTGTACCCCGCAGCACGGCCCGCGGCCGCTTTGCTCATTCCTCTTAAATGGAACAAGACTAATCGCTCTTCTTGAACGGAGAGTTCGTTTAATTGTAATCCGGCATAAGGAAGGTGAGACTGTAACTCGTTTCTATCAGCTTCACTCATGTCAGTTGGTCTTTCTTCATCTAGTAATCGCATGCTCGGGGATTATATTAAAAATTTTCCTTGTGTGTAACTATATTTTTACACCACCAATACAGCTCATCTTCTGTCATTGTATGCTTAATTAAGTTAACACGCCAACATACCAGTTGGATGTTAGTAAGTATGTACTCTATGTTTGGATCTATTCTGTCAATCGACACGTTCGTGTTCCGTTTTTCGCCACCCTTGTGCCACGTCATGAAGGCCCCGGACAACGCACAACGTCCGCCTTGTTTGTCCCACAATTCATTAAGTTGTTCTGGTGTTATTTCAAATAGCATTCCTTCTTCTTTCTCCCTCGAGTACTTTAAATGGTTCCATAAATTTTTTAAATATTTATACGGACTAGAAGATTTAGTTATATTACGTTCAGCTAAAACACATTGTCGGCAATGCAGTCTTTGTTTTTCAAAGTCAGCTTTTGGTAAGGACTTCTTACACCGCTCACATATTTTATTCGCCATAATTTTTTGTGAAAAAAATGTTTATAAAAAAACTATACCATATCACGTACTCCTCTTCTCCCCACCTAGCCAACAGCGTACTACCATCCCCGATCCGCTCCGGTGGAACCTTGTTCTAACTTTTAGCCCATTGGAACCTTGTCAGTGTTTAGTTAGATTCCTAAGAGCTTAGAGGATCGAGAGATCCTCACGCCAAGTCTATTTGTATATCAACTAAAAAAGGAGAAACGATATGGTACATATAGTACAACTCAAAGTCCGAAAGCATAAGCTCTTCGGCAAAGCAAAGAACGGTAGCGTATGGATGCACAACCACCAAGCGTGGACAGCTGAACAGCTGAAGAGAGTGCAGGCTTTAGCAACTAGTCGAGCAGATATGAATGAAGCTTACGACTTGCAACACGCCTCAGAAGCACGCAAGAAACGCGAACGCAAATTGTTCTTCGCAACCGGGGACGATGGTACGCAACGGTACATCGACATCGACCGTAAGCATTGGACTAAGGTCAGAGGTGCAGCATGAAGATATTCAATCGCTTGTTCTGGCTTGAAGTCACAGCTCACAAAGAGCTAGATAAACTTCAGGACATCATAGACAGTGGTGTTTGCAAAGTAGATATGCAGGGTGAGTGTGTTACTCCTGCAAAAGCAGAGATGAGATATAGATATATCGACTTCTGGTGGAAACACGGCAGTATGCACGACAGGCTTGAGAGTGTCTTTGTGACTGTGAACAGGAGGATTGCATCATGAATCCGTTATACAGTCTTACTA